GACGGAGAAAATGAGGCATTTATGGTATTAAACAGATACTTTGACACAAAAGTAACGGGAACAAGCCCAAATCAAAAGAGAGAGATATATAATACAAGCAGCTATATAGACCCGAGCCAATACAACTATATATTCGCAGAAACGGGAACTAAAAGTATGAATTTCTGGATTCAACTAGGATTCGCAGTAGAGTCTAGACGTGTGATGTCAGCAAGTCAAATTCCAAATTTATAAACTATGAAAAGAGTACAACGAAGAAAATATACAAGTGAAGCATTCTCAACAGAAAGTTACGAGGGTGAAACAATAGAAGCTAAAGTACAAAGAGTAGTTATCAACAAAGAACCAATCGAAGACGGAGCACCCATTATCTATACAGAAAAAAAAGATGGTGTATTACCTCAATACAACATTCGGACTGACAAATGGGAAATCGCACAATCGGCAATGGACCTAGCACAACAACAGAGAATAGCTAAAAGTAACGGAACTTATGAAGCATGGCACAAAGAGAATGACAACAAAACAGAAAAAACAGAAACAGAAAATAACACCGAAAAATCGGTATGAGCATGAGAGGGAGGAAACTCCCTCACACTCTTCAAAGAGGTTGCGAGTTATTTATACGCAACTGCACATTATTATGAACTATATAATGAAACGCTTTATGAAAGCGCGAAAGGAGGCAAATAAATGGGAGCAGAAGGAATACTCGGGGCAGGCATGGGACTAGTAGGAACACTAGTAGGCATGAACAGTCAGGAACAAGCAATACAGGATCAATGGAAGCTTGAAAAAGAAAAAATGGCTCTACAAGCAAAATACAACAAAGAGCAAGCAAATTACAGCCAACAACTAGCACTTGACATGTGGAACAAAACGAACTACGAAGAACAAGTAAAACACATGCAGGCAGCAGGATTAAATCCAGCACTATTATACAGCAAAGGCGGAGCAGGTGGAAGCACAGCAGGAGCAGGAACAGCAGCACCAGTAAGCGACGGAACAACACAAGCGGTAAGTATGGGACTGCAAGCAAAACAGATAGCAATAAGCCAAGCTCAACAAATGGCTGAAACAGCTAAAACCGTGGCGGAAACAGCTAAAATTAGCGGGGTAGATACAGAAAGCGTAAAAACGTCAATTAAGAAGATGTTACAAGACATTGAGGCAAGCAAGGCGGGAAAAGAAAAAACAGAGGAAGAAACAAAGATATTAGAATTCACGAACTGGCTGAATGACGCAAAAAAGAAGCTGGTATACTGGGAAGACGGTGAAGGCGGAAACTATGCAGATATGCAAGCAAAACTAGACTTCCAAAGAGCAATGACAGAACAATACGGGTTATCCAAGCAAGAAGCGGAATATATTCAAGACAAGAAAATTATTAATAAGTTGGAAGAACACCTTGACGAAATCGTAGACGGAAAAGTAGCTGTATATCACGAACAAGTCGAAAAAGCAAAACAAGCGAAGAACGAAACAGCACAAAAATACTGGGAATTTCAACAAGAAAAAGCACTATCCGACCTAATAGAAGATATGGGAGGTGACGGAATGTATAGCAGAATACTCAGTAAGATAGCGAGCGCAATATTCGGTAAATGGGCTGGATTTGGTAAAACTAAAAGATAATAGAATATGTGCCTATATACGAAATACATAGAAAATCCAAAATACAAGCCAAATAGAAAAAATAATTACAAACCGCCTGTCTGTGAAGATAGGCGTTTATTTTATGTACCAGTAAAATGCGGAAAGTGCATCGAATGCAGGCAACAGAAACAAAGAGCGTGGATTGTAAGACTATCAGAAGAGCTAAGAAGCGGTAAAGGTGAAGGGCTATTTGTAACGCTAACATTCAACGAAGAAAGCCACAAAGAATTAGCAGCAATAACAAAAAATGAAAATGATATGTGTCGATTAGCACTATACAGAATGAACGAAAATTACAGACAAAAATACAAACATGTAATACGACACTGGTGTGTAACTGAAATCGGTGATGACGGAAGAATACACATGCACGGGATAATGTGGTGCAAACCTGAAGACGTTGAAAAATACTGGAAATATGGATATATCTATATTGGAAAATTCGTCAACGAACAAACAATAATGTACATAACAAAGTACATGCTAAAGTATACACCAGCAGACAAAAATTTTGAGCCTAAAGTATTATGCAGCAAAGGGATAGGCATAAACTATCTGGACAGATTAGATAGCAAGAGAAACACATATAGGGAAAATAATACTGATGAATCGTACAGACTAAGGAACGGAAGAAAAATAAATCTACCTGATTACTACAAGAGAAAAATATACACAGAAGAAGAAAGAGAAAAACTCTGGATAGAGAAGCAGGAAAAAGGCTATAGGTATATAATGGGAGAAAAGATTTGTACAGATGATGAACAAAAAGTATTCAAATTACTGGAGTACTGGCGAGAAAAAGCGAAGAAACTATACAATGAAAAGCCACAAGACTGGGATCGTGAAAAGCACAAAAAAGCACTAGAAAGAAGAAAGGAATACCTTAATAGGTTTAAGAAAGGCGGTTAATAACCGCTTTTTTTATGTTGATAAGTGTGCAAAATCGGTTAATAAGTGAGCAAAATCGGTGAATAAGTATGTTGAAAAGTTGTTGAAAAGTATTTGAAAATTTAACACATTATTAAGAATTGATTTATATATATAAATAGTTTCGAGAAATGCAAATTTTAAAGATGGAAGTTATAAAAAGTTATGAACAGAGTTATTAACAGCTTAAATAATTGTATTTCAGGGTATTAACATAATTATGAACAATATTAACAGAATATTATCATCATATATATTTCTGTTTATAGAAAAAATATATAAATTATAATGATAGCAAGATTTACAAACAGTTGCGATTATCTTAAAAATTCTAAAGATTTTTGGTACTTTCGGAAAAATTACAGTAAATTTGAAGCAAACAAAATTAAAGATATGAACAGAATATACGAATTTAGTTTTATACCAAAACACTTGGCATATATGATGCAAGACAAAACAGAAAGGTATTGGTATCTATACATACACAAAAATGAAGTAGGCATAATAACAGAAACAGAAAAAGGATTCTACATCTACGATTATTCAGAATTAAATAATATATATGCAGGAAATAATATGCTAACACTGGCGAAAAAAATAAGAGAATTATATAATTTATTCAAATAATGTTTCACGTGAAACAAATAAACATATAGGGAAAAAAATAGGTTATGAGAAAAAAATATGAAATCAAACTACATGATATGACTGAAAATAGAATATATATATATAAAACTTTCGCAATATCATTAGAAGATGCTTATTTACAAGCAAAAGTAATACATAGTTGTTACATGTATACTAAAAACAAAAATACAGAATTAATAGCAATAGAAAAAAAACAAAACAATGAAAATCAATGAAAAGTACAAAAAGCTACTCCGTGAAATCACAATTGCAGTATTGTCAGCTATACTAACATGGTTAGGAGTGAGTTGCACAAATATGCTGAGCATCCAAAAACATGTGAAAGACAGCAGCATGAGTACAGAAAACAAAACAGATGGTAAAGTAAGTGCAGACAGCACAAGTATTAATTTATTTAACAAGGAGGAAAAAAAATGAATGTAAAGTACATCTTTGAAATCAGACCAACAAATGAAGAACAGAATGATTTTATCATTACCGTAGGGAAACACTTAGCAACAGAACAACACTTCAAAACACGTGCAGAAGCAATAGAATACAGAGAGACGCCCAAATGGGACATGGTGCTAGCAATGGTGTCAGAAATGTTCAGAATTCACGAAGATATGAAACACACAACAAAGAAAATCGAAAAAGGCGCTAAAGAAGTAGCTAACGCAATGAATGAAGATACTAAAAAGCAATAATTATGGAAATAAAAAAATCAATAGGAAAAAACACTCTAGGAGGCGGTCAAAAAATGACCGTCGACTTGAGAACGTACAACAGAAGTACACACGATTTGTCATACGCATGGCGTAGTAGTATGGGAGTAGGAACACTGGTACCATGTATGAAGATGGTAGGCCTTCCAGGAGATACATTTGATATAAACATAGATAACAAAGTACTAACTCATCCAACGGTTGGACCATTATTCGGAAGTTACAAGCTACAAGTAGACATCTTTACCGTACCTTTCAGACTATACATAGCAGCATTGCACAACAATGCGCTGAACGTCGGAATGGATATGAGCAAAGTAAAAATACCTATATACAAGGTAGAGCAGAAAGCAGGAACGGCAGATTTAGCAAGTGAATTGAAATACTCAACTAGCTGTATATTTGCATACCTAGGTAACAGAGGTCAGGAAATGAAAAAAGAAACTGGAGGAAGTACGGGTTTAATAAGTCAGAATTTTAATGCAGTACCAATACTAGGCTATCTTGACATATTCAAGAACTACTACGCAAATAAGCAGGAAAAATCATTTAGATTCATAGGAGCAGACCCATATCTAACAATTAACGCAACAGGTCTGAAGCTAAACGAAATAGCGGCAAATAAAAATAGTCAGAGAGTAACCAGTGGCACAATAAACATAATATTACAAAACGGACCAACATGGGACGAAGTAAACTACAATGATATCACAATAACATTCACTCAACAAGTCGGGACAACAACGGATTACGTAGAATACAAAAAAACATACACGATAGAAGAGCTTAAGAAATGGTTTTCAATAGCAAGCACTGGAAATTTAATGACATTAGCATACAACGGAAATGGTGTTGTATCGAGCGAAGATTACTTATACGGCAAGCCAATAGAATGGAAAGTTGAAAACATAACAAATATTCTAAAAGAAAATTTAACAGACCTAGACCAATTAAGAGAAGATATTCTCGGAATGGGGAATAACAGATTTGAATTAACAAGAGAATCAAAACTAGGAGGAAATATAAATTTCGAATACATAAGACACATTCTAGGAGGAAATAGCACTAAATACGAAAACAGCACAAAATACAACAGAAACAGCGCACAATGTGGGCTACTACTAAAAACATACCAGAGCGACATATTCACAAACTGGATTAATTCAGACTGGATAGACGGAGAAAACGGAATCAGCGCAGTAACAGCAATCAGTACAGAGGGGAACAAATTCACAATAGATCAGCTAAACCTCTCTAAGAAAGTATACGACATGTTAAACAGAATCGCAATAAGCGGTGGAACGTATCAAGATTGGGTTGAAACAGTGTATACAAGCACATGGAACATGCACACAGAGACACCAGTATACGAGGGTGGAATGAGTGCCGAAATAGAATTTCAAGAGGTAGTAAGTAATTCAGCAACAGAAAAAGAACCATTAGGAACACTAGCAGGTAGAGGATTTTCAAGTAACAAAAAAGGTGGGCAACTACATATTCAGGTAACAGAACCATGTTATATAATGGGTATAGTAAGTATAACACCACGAGTAGACTATTGTCAAGGCAACGACTGGGATATTACGTCATTAGAAACAATGGATGACCTGCACAAACCACAACTTGACAGTATAGGTTATCAGGACCTGATGCAAGAACAAATGAACGGATATGCCAGCAGAGAAGTAGCAGTAGGAAAACAACCAAGCTGGATTAATTACATGACAAATTATAACAAAACATATGGAACATTCGCAGAAGAGGACGGAGAAAATGAGGCAT